GTCGAGCTTGCCGGCCATGCGGGACTTCAGTGCCTGAGTGTCGGCTTCCGCCAGTGATGCGGTGATCGAGTTTTGCTTGAGCAGCTGCAGGGCCAGCCGCAGATCTTCCGGTTCGCCCCCCAGCTCGACGCGCTGTTTGATCGTCTTGATGACGCTGGCGTGTAGATCGGCAAGGTCCTGATTGATGTCTTGTTCAGCCATGACGCGCAATGGCGGGTTGGCTTCAGTATCGCGCTGATTCAGATCACCATCTTGGTGCTCAGGGCAGGGTCCTCTTCATCGCTGAACACCTCGGGGCCAAAGCCGGTGGCCAGCAGCTCTTGTGAAAGGCTGGGCGACGTTTGCTCAATAGGCGCCTCGCTTATTAAAGGTTCGGCCTTGCTGGCTTTCTTCTCTTGATCTGCGGCCTGCAGTGAGGCGAGCCAGGAGTCGAGCGACTCGCGGCGGGCGGCCTTGGCGTAGAGATCGAGGAACTTGCGCAGCTTGTCCACGTCCCGGAAGAACATGCTGACGCCTCTTCGATAGGCGACGTAATAGCGGCCGTTCCAATCAGGCCCTGTTTCGATTGAGATGCCGCCGGGCAGATGAAGAGCTTCTCGTTTCATCGACCATCAAGCGCCTGCTCATTTGTACCTCACCTGTGCACGGTTGGTATTTTGCGCGACTGCAACGGATAGTTACAGTTTCTCCAACCATTGCTGGAGGTCGCAATGACCGCCGCACAACGAGAGGTTCAACAATTAAGGAGGGAGCTCGCCGAGTCTGGGGCCGATCCGTTCCAGGTGGCCGCCGAGGCCCTGGAGGCAGCCAGCCGGTACCGCCGGCTGCTTGAGCAGGCCCAGTCTCGGTTCGCTTGTAATGTGCCTGCGTCCACCGGGTGAGGTTTTCTGCCGAGAAAATCGGCAGTCTGCCGACGGTGCCACTGCTCGGGATTCCCCAAATCCCTTGCAGCGCAAGGCGGGAGCATGGCGGAATTGGCATACGCAGCGGACTTAAAAAGCGCTTCGCACCAATGCACCACTGCAGAGTAAACAGCCAGAACAGGCCATGACTGGTGTCTGCTGCCCATGGCAGAACTATGCACAGGTGGGGTGGAATTGCTGCTGAAAGCAGTGAGTTCTGCACGTTGGACACCAAAAAAGGCGCATCCACACCTGTGGATGAACTGCATCGGCAGAGGCAAATCAGGGAAGAACTGCGTGCCGTTGAGCGTGGAAAGGCTGCCCATCGGCAACTGATTGCCAAGGGTCGGGAGGGGAACACGACCTATGGGGCGGCCCTGTTCCGGCTCTATGGGGAGGCGGTCGGGGTGGCTCTGGACGCCTTGCTCACCCGGCTGCTGGACAACCCCCACATGGCGGGCAAGCACATGGGGGCATGGCCATTACTTCTGCACTTCTGTGATCGAGGCCCACGGTCGATTGCGGCCATCGCGTTGGCGGTGGTGATCGATGGCATCAGCACACGGCCGCGGCGGGCGGATCTGGCCAAGCGCATTGGCATGGCACTGCAGGACGAGCTGAAGGCGACGCGGCTCTACCAGCAAAAGGGCGTGGTGCTGCTCAACACCGTTAAGAAGAAGTTTGGCCGCAAGACCATCTCGGCCAGCGTGATGAATGAGCTCTCGGTGGATCCGAAGGGCTGGACCCAGAAGGAGAGGCGTGAGCTTGGCTTGCTGCTGCTGGAGGTGATTGCCGCCAACACCACGCTGATTCGGTTCACGGGCGATCGCGTGCCCCTGGTGGAGGCCACGGAGGATGCACTCGAGGTTGTGCGACTCAATCCGCCGCGGCCGTTACCAGCTCGGATGCTGCCGTCGCTGCTGCCACCTGGGCCCTGGGCGGATGTTGTTCGCGGCACGCGGTCGCTTGTATCCAGTCGCAAGCCGATGGATCTGAATCACATAACGCTGAAGTCGGCGAAGACCGCCATAGAGGTGGCCAACTACGTCGAGCAGCAGCAGCTGGAGATTGACCCATGGATGGTCGAGCAGCAGCGGACGGCGTGGGACGCGAACCTGCCTGGCCTGTTCGCGGTACGCCGTGACCCTGAGGAAGCCTGGCTGGCGCACGTGCAGGCCGCCCAGCGGGCCCGGATTGAGGAATCGATTCGCCAAGCCGAGGAGGTTGGTGCATACCCGATCTGGCTTGAGCACGATTTCGATTACAGGGGTCGGCTCTATTGCGGCAGCCGAATCGCTGGCCATCAAGGCCCTGATCATCAGAAGGCGCTGATCTCGTTCGCCAAGCGTGAGCCGGTGGATGGCGAAGCCATGGTGCAGATGCTGCAGGCCGCGGCGGGCCACTACGGCCTGGGCCACAGCAGCTGGGCCGAACGGGCGGCCTGGGGCCAAGAGAACTTGCCGCTGATCAATGCGGTGGCCGAGCACCCCCTCGACCAGCTGGATCTGTGGAAGGGTGCGAAGGACCCGTGGCAGTTCCTGCAGCTGGCCCGGGCTATCCGGAGGGTTCTGCAAGGCGATAAGGCCAGCGGCGTACCTGTTCGGTTCGACCAGACATGCAGCGGGATGGGGATCATCGCCGCCTTGACGCGCGATCGCTCGTTGGCCATGGCGACCAATGTGATCGGTGATCGTCGCAGCGATCTCTACGCCCAGGTGGCAGGCCGCTTGCAGGATCTGCTGCAGGCTGATCTCGACAGCTTTGACTTCAGAGATCAGCGGTACGCCGAGCTGTGGCTGAAGCATGGCGTGGACCGGTCGCTGACCAAGGGGCCGGTGATGACCACGGTGTATGGCGCCCGGCATTTCGGGCTGGTCGAGCAGCTCGTGGCCCATCTGCAGGGCCTGAATCCTGAACAGCCTGTTGGCCTGTACGAGAAGGAATACACCAGGCCAGCGCAGTACCTGGCGCGGAAGCTGAGCCTGGTGATCGGCACTGAACTGCGCAGCTGCATCGCCGTTGAGACGTGGCTGCGGGATGTCAGCAGCCGCTGCCTGCGCAAGCAGCAGCCGATCAGCTGGCAGAGCCCCTCGGGCTTCCCGATCCGCCTTGGCAGCCTGGTGGAGGAGACGCAGAAGGTGGGCACCGCGTTCAACGGCACGCGGCGCTGGAAGCGGGTGGACGCCAACTACGAGCCGGGCCAGATGAGCGCCCGCGTGACCAACAGGGGCATCACCGCCAACTGCATCCACACGTTTGACGCGGCCTTCTGTCAGCACATGGTTCTCACCTGTGCATCTGTCGAAGCGCCGGTGCTGACCAACCATGACTGCTTTGCCACCACGCCAGCCAGGGCGGCCTGGCTGCATGGCGCTCTGCACAACGAGCTGCGAGAGATGTATCGCCAGGATTGGCTCTCTGAGATGCGGCTTGAAATCGGCCGGAGCGCGGGTTTAGCCCTAGGTCATGCGCCAATGGTTGGCGATCTGTGCACAAGCCGGATCGGCGAAAACCCCTACTGCTTCAGCTGATCTCGTGATGAACCCAATCGGACTCACCTAGGAGCCTTGCCCTAGCAGCCCTAGGGCACTACGTTCTCGTTGTTCCCCACATGTGCATCACAGATGCCCCGCGAACTCATTGTCAGCCCTAGGGGTGAGGCCCAGTGGGCCAAGGTCTTGGGCGAGCCCACTGCTTTCGAGGACAACCCCAAGGCCTGGTCCGTCTCCCTGGTGCTCGATCCCAGTGACCCCGAGACCATTGCCTTCACCGAGCGGCTCGAGAAATGCTTTGAGGAGTTCCACGGTCCCAAGGCGAAGATCAGTCGCAATGGCTGGCCCTTTGGCGAGCAGACCACCAAGGACGACAAGGGCCGTCAGGTGCCCACCGGCAAGATCGAGTTTCGCTTCAAGCGCAAGGAGCTGACCGCCAAAGGCAAGGTGAAGGATGCCCCGATCGTGGTGGACTCCAAGAAGAACCTCTGGCCGCAGGAAACGCTGATCGGCAACGGCAGCAAGATCAAAGTGGCTTTCACTCCCTGGGGCTGGGAGATGGCCGGCGCCAAGGGGATGAGCCTCGAGCTTGAGCAGGTCCAGGTGCTTGAGCTGGTGGAATACGCCGGCCGTGACTTCGATCCCTTTGCTGAGGAAGACGGCTACGTGGTGGAGACGCCCGCTGCGCAGTCGGCGTTCGAGAAGGAAGAGCAGCAAGAGGAGGAGCCGCAGAGCTTTGCCGCCCAGCTGCGTGCTCGTGCTGCAGAGGTGCAGGCGGAATCAGCGGAGGTGCTGGCAGAAGAGCTTCCCTTCTGATGGCGCTGCGCACTGCCGACTTTGTGCTTCCGGTGCCGCTGCAGCCCAAGTCGCGCCCCCGCTTTGGCAAAGGCGCTGCTTACAAGGACAGCAAGTACACCGCCTGGACCAAAAGTGCTCAGGCGATCTTGTCTGAGTGGTGGACGATTCCGCCCCTGCAAAAGGGTCAGGTGGTTGCCTTGCACTTGACCTTTTACGGCCCGGGCACATCTGATCTGGACAACCTGGCTGGTGCCGTGATGGATGCCGGCAATGGAATTGTCTGGGCCGATGACCGGGTGACGGTGTTGCAGCGCATCGAGGCCCAGTGGCAGCAGCAGCCAAAGAACAACCAGTTCATTTACCTGAAGGTCATTTGGAATGACGACTCCGTACCCGCCGCGGCGTGAACAGCGCTGCGACAACTGCTTCTATGCGGTCGCTTTTGATCCTGAGATCACAGAAGACCGCGAGATCATTGAGTGCCGCCGCTCTGCTCCGCCGGCCCTTACCGGACCGAAGGCTTCCTTTGTTGGCTACTGGCCCGAGGTTGATGCTTTGGATTGGTGTGGCGACTGGTCTCCGAAGGAGGTCCAGTGATGAATTGCCCCCATTGCGATCACCCTGATTCGCGCATCACTGAGACGCGATCCAACCCTGCATTTGACCGCCGCATCCGCATCTGCAGGAGCTGCGGCAAGAACTTTCAGACCATTGAGCGCGTGGCGGTCTACGCCGGCCGCGCTGCCGGTTACATCGATGGCGGCCCTCCAGTGCTCACCGTTGTGGAGGACCAGGAGCCCAAGCGCCCCAAGCGTTATGCGGCCAACCTTGATGACGACTGCCTGGTGAATGTCTGCGGCGAGGCCCAGTCGCTGCTGGTCGAGTGGTGGAACGTCAGCCGCCTTTCCAAGCACGGCACCAAAGCTGCGTGGACCGAAAAGGCCTGGCAGCAAAACGTGAGCCGCATTGCATCGCTGCCAAGGTGGAAGCAAGTGCTTCTGGCGAAGGCTGGCGTTGAGTCGGGCTGGCAGGCACTCAAGCCCGAATACATGGGCGAGGTAGCGCCGCCGCCTGAGGAAGGTTTGGCGCCCAAGAGCACAGCCATGCAGGAGGCGATTGCGGCATGGAACACCAAGGTCGCCTGACGATCGAGACGTTCTTGGCGGTGTCCGAGATGGTCGCCGCTCAGCTGCGGATCAAGGAGGCCGATCGCTGGTCTCCGCACATCTGCCAGCTGAAGTTCGTCTCCTTCTGCTCTGAGTTTCCTGAAGTTTCGGATGCCCAGTTCCTCTGGGCTGCTGAGCAGTGGCTGCAGACAACCGGTGGGCGTGAGTTCGTTCGCTACCCCACCTGGAAGGAGCTGATGGTGCCGCTCTACCGGGCCGAGAACGGCCTGGCCAACAGGAGCTGGGGGTTCAGGCCTGACCTGCCGCCGCTGTGCCATCCCACTGAAGAGCAGCTGCGCCTGTTGCCTGCTGCCCCCCAATCAATCGCTGCCCCACCTGACCCCACCAACGGAGGTGCCTACGTGCCGTTCATGACTGAAGAGCTGCCATGCCTGCCGCCGCCGGCGGATGAAGGCCCTGGCCTGACGCCCCAGAAGTGGGCCGATTACCTGCTGTTCCTTGCCGAGATCGATCCCGATGGAAATCCTGATCACCAAGGCGCAACTGCGCTCGATCCTCGAGAGGGGGCTGCTGACCGGGAAGTGGTCAGTGATGCAGTTCAACCTCAACGCCAGGGAGCCAATCCTCCCAAGTAGGGACTTTCTGGAGGAGCACTCGGAGTTTATGGAGATGAACTACCGGGACATGGAGGCCTTTCACCGCACGCATCACCAAAAGCCGCTGTGAGTTGGTCTGTTTTACGCAAAGGACAGCCCGTCAAGTTCTACACCGTTGATGGCTGGAAGAGCGGGGTTGTCAGCCACGTCTACGAAAACAGCTGCAGTGTCGTTTGGCACGTTGGTAGCACACAAAAAACTACGCGGATCTATGACTTGCGAAATGTCAGACCAATCAAACCCAAGTGATGAGGCCACTCTTGATGAAGTGACTGTTGGCACCTGCAAGCGCTTGCTGGATCTTGCGTATCGCAGCTACAACGCTGCCATGAAAGACGGTGCCCATATTGCGAGCTCTTACTGGGATGGCTACATCCGCGGTATCCAGCATGTTCTGGAGGCCCGCCATGAATAGCCGCGATCGCGTCAAGAACGCCCTGGACGCGCTGTTTCCGCCTGAGGAGCAGCCCAATCTGGGGGATGGCATCAGCCGGCCTCGCAACCCCAGCAGAGCCAGGGAGTATCGGCTGATGATCACCTTCCAGCGTGCCAAGCCCATGAAGGTTGCGCTGATGGCCGAGAGCCCAAAACACGCCATCAAATACGCCAGCAACCGCTGGCCAACTGCTGCTGTGGAGTTACTTCAATGAATCTTCTTGACGACGTAACCGAGCTGTATTGGTCCTTCAACGAATACGGGATTGATGATCGGCGACGGATGAAAGCTGTGCTGCACCATCTCAGCCAGACGATCCGCACCTGGGCGCCTGATGAGGGCCAGGCCCGCATTTGCTTCCTCGCCATCAATGAGGTGGCTGACCGAATCCTTCGTGAGTGTGAGTCATGAGAGCCCTTATCGACACCGAGTACTTCCTCTACCGCTGCGCCGCAGGGTCAGAGCAGGAGGCGCAGTGGAGTCCCGATGTCTGGACCTACGTGTGCCGGCATGACGATGCCAAGGAGGCCTTTGATTCCCGCATTGCGGAGTTCATGGCCACCCTGGTGGGTTATCAGCCGGTGCTGGTCTTTGGCGACCGCACCTCCTTCCGCAAGGGCCTGTGGCCCAAGTACAAGGAGAACCGCCGCACCATGCGCCGGCCCGCCGGCTACGGCGCGTTGATGGAGTGGGTGATGACGACGGCCGCCGCGAGAGGCTGGGACATTGCCCGGTTCCCTGAGGTGGAGGGAGACGACGCCCTGGGCATCAGCTACCAGGAGGGCGATGTGATCGTCAGCCAGGACAAGGACATGCTGACCCTCCCCGGCGAGCACTTGCGCGATGGCGAGCGGATGTTCGTGAGTGAAAGGGAAGCAGATCTTGCCTTCTATGCCCAGGCCCTCACGGGCGATGCCAGCGACAACTATCCCGGTTGTCCGAAGGTCGGTGCTGTCACGGCTAAGCGGATGCTTGCTGACTGCAGCTCACCTGTGGAGATGTGGGGCAAGGTCCTCGAGGCTTACAAGAAAGCAGACCTGGACGAGCGCTACGCGATCACCCAGGCCCGCTGTGCTCGAATACTTCGCCCTGGTGAATACGACTTCACTCGTGGTATTCCGCTCCTATGGAATCCACCGGTAGCCTGAGGGCAGACACTCTCCAGCCGTGCTAAAGCCCAGACTCACGCCTGAGCTCTTGTCGTGGCTGGAGGCTCATTTCCCTGATCGGATGGTGGACCCAGACACAAGCGATCGCCATGTCTGGGTGAAGTGCGGCCAGGTGTCCGTCGTCCGCTTCCTGAAGCAGACCTACGAGGAACAAGAAACCGAAGGCTTCGACATGGAGGGACTCTGATGTGTGGTGGTGCTCCTAAGGCCCCGGACCCCAAGCCGGCCAAGATCAAGCAGCCGAAGATGCACGCGGCCAACGCGGCTCAACGGATGATGACCCAGGCGGTCATGCAGATGCAGTCGCCTGACAACGAGCTGCTGCTTGCGCAGATGAGGCTGCAGCAAAGCGACAAAGACCTGTCGAACACGATCCAGCAGGCGCGTGACCTGAAGCTCGAGCTGGCCAGCAATCAGGCAGCTCTCTCTGAGAAGGCCATGCAGATGTCGGCGCTGATGGGTCCCCCTCCCCCAGAGCCAGCGGCAAAGCCGCCGGTCATTGGCCGCGACCGCGAGGACACCAGCACGCGCCGCCGCGGGCGTTCGGCGCTGAGGGTTGATCGCGTCACCACCAGCGGGTCTGCCCCTGGCACCGGCCTTTCTATTACCTGAGGACGACACCATGGCCAACAAAAAACAGCAGCAGCAAAAGCAAGCCGTCCGGCAAGCCGCTCAAGCAGCAGCAAGCAACGGCAAGGTCAACATCAAGGAGTACAACGAGATCCTCAAGATTGCTGGCAACGCAACAGCTGCTGCCAAGGCAATCGCCAACACCGCGGCAACGATCAAGCCCGCCGCTCAGCAGGCGATCAACCAAAGCATCGTTCCGACTTACGACCCGGCAGCGCGGGGTGGCGCCGGCCTGGGGATGCAGGATGTCAACTACCTGACCTCGCTTGGAGTTGACAAGGCGGGCATCAAGCAGGCAGCCGCGGCTGCACCGTATGTGTCGACCGGCGTTTACAACAACTACCGAACCGGTCAGACCGGCGAGATGCTCGCCATCCAGGACTGGATCAACTCGGTCAACGCATCAAACCAGACCATCATCGATGCGATCAACACGCAGGTGACAACCAATCAAACCGACAACACACAGTGGCTTGATGAGATCAATGCCATGTCGGCAACGATTGGTGCGCTGCAGCAGCAGATGTCCCAAATGCAGGGCCCCCAGGGCGCTTACGCGGTGGTGACGAGCCAGAACGCACCAGCCGCTGGCGCCAAAACCACCAGCGCCATCGCCCCGCGCCGCAAGCCAGTCCGCAACCCGCTGTCGATCAGCCCCGCGATGGGTTCGTCTGCCGGCGCCGGGTTGAACATCGCCGCCTGATGCCATGAACGCCGAACAGACCTACCGCCGCCTGGTCGGCAACGGCCGCGATTGGTATCTCGACCGAGCCCGACAAGCCAGCCGGCTAACAGTGCCGTACCTGATTCCCAACACGGCTGAGCCGACCGCTCACCATCAGGAGTCATTTCCTCTGCCTTGGAATGGCATTGGTGCCAGGGGTGTGCACAACCTGGCCAGCCGTCTTCTGCTTGCGATTCTGCCGCCGACGCAGAGCTTCTTCCGCTTCACGATCGATGACGTGGAGATGCAGAAGCAGGAAGAGCAGATGGTGAACATGGGGGCTACTCCTCAAGACATCGCCAAGGCCAAGAGCGAGATTGAGCTGGGCCTGGCGCGGCTTGAACGCTCAGTGCTGCGCAGCATCGAAGCATCGAATGACCGCGTGGTGATGCACGAGGCGTTGATGCACCTGCTGGTGGCTGGCAACGCGCTGCTCTACATCGCTGAAGACGGCCTGAAGTGCTACCACCTCAACCGGTATGCGTTGAGCCGCGACCCGATGGGCAAGCCCCAGGAGGCCGTGGTGTGCGAAGAGGTTGCAGTGGAAAGCCTTCCCTCCGCGGTGCGCGAAGCACTGAAAGGCGAGGAAGAGAGCGAATTGCGCGGCATCGTCGAGGCCAGCCCGCTGGCGCAGGTGGAGAAGACCGTGAAGGTCTACACCTGGGTGAAGTGGAAAGGCGGCCGCGTCGAGTGGCACCAGGAGATCAAGGGCAAGGAGATCGACGGCACATCCGGCAGCGCCAGCAGTAGCCGTTCGCCTTGGCTGCCGTTGCGCATGATCCGGGTGGATGGATCCGATTACGGCCCGGGCTATGTGGAGTCGGCCTGCATCGCCGATCTGCAGACCGCTGAGGCGCTGAATCAGGCCGTTGCTGAAGGCGCGTTGGTGTCGGCCCAGGTGCGGCACCTGGTGAAGCCTTCGGCGGTGGTGAGCGCCAAGCAGCTGGCGGAGGCACCCAACGGTGCCTACCTGCCGGGCAACCCCGATGACGTGTTCACCGTTCAGGTGCAGAAGGGCGGCGATCTGAACGTGGCGGTCGCCACCCTGCAGCGCATCGAGATGCGGCTGGCCCAGGCCTTCATGCTGGCCGACATGCGCGACGCCGAGCGCGTCACCGCGGAAGAGGTGCGCCTGCAGGCATTGCAGCTGGAACAGGCCATCGGCTCCGTCTACGCCCAGCTGACGGTTGAACTGCAGGCCCCCTACATCGCGCGGAAGCTTGATCTGTTCATGCGCAATGGCGGCATGAAGCAGTTGCCGGATGGGCTGGTGACGCCTGTGGTGTCGGTTGGCTTGGCCGCTGTTGGCCGCGGCAACGATCTCGAGCAGACCGCTCGCTTCATGACGATCCTCCAGCAGACGCTGGGGCCTGAGGGCATCACCACCTACGTCAACAGCTCTGAGCTGATCAAGCGCCTGGCTGCGGCAATGGGCCTCGACATCATCGGCCTGGTCAAAACGGAAGACGAGCTTGCTGCTGAACAGCAGCAGGCACAGCAGATGGCCATGGCGCAGCAGGCGATTGCTGCTGGCATGGCCGACCCACAGAAGCTGGCCAACGCTGCTGCGATCGAGCAGGAGATGGCCAGCGCCCAAGTCCCTGAACTTCAACCCCAATGACCGACGCCACGTTCAGCCCCGCCCCAGTGATGGGCATCACCAGTGATGTTTCACCGCTTGGCCTGGTGGCCCCTGGCCAGGAGGAGATGGCCGCCGAGTTCCTGCGCGAGCAGGAGAACGGTGAGCTCACACCAGAAGGCGACACCGGCGCACAGCAGGAAGAGCAGGAGCTCTTGCTGGGCAAGTTCCGTTCGCAGGAAGAGTTGGCCCGGGCTTATCAGGAGCTGGAGCGAAAGCTCGGCCGCGGTGAACAGGTTGATGAAGGCGGTGGCATTCAGATCCCGGAGTATTCGCGGGATGAATCGCTCAAGCAATACGGCGAGCTGCTGACCGACAAGTTCGAGGAGGCCGGCGTCAACCCGTTTGAGATGGCTGCCCGCTTCGAGGCTGGCGAGGATCTGAGCGGCTATGTCGACAAGCTTGAGGGCGCTGGGATCCCCCGGCCGGTGATTGAGCAGTACCTGTCCAACGCTGCAGCAGAGCAGCCGGCGGCTGAGGCGGTAGCGCTATCTGAGCAGGAGGTTCAGGAGTTCAAAGCCCAGGTGGGTGGCGACGCGGCTTTCCAAGAGCTGACGGAGTGGGCCAAGCAGAACCTCACCGAAGCCGAGCTTGCCTCCTACAACCAGGTTGTGGATGGCGGCAATCGTCAGGCCATCTTCTGGGCCCTGCGTGCCATGTCGATGCAGGCTGCCATCAGCAAACGGGCCAGCAAGCCAGCCACCGAGTCGCGTGAACCCAAACTGATCGGCGGCAGCACACCCAGTGATGGGATGGCCTTCGAGAGCATGGGCCAAGTGCTGGAAGCTATGCAGAAGCGCAACACTCTGGGGCAGGTGCTCTACGAGACGGATGACGCCTACAGGGCAAAGGTGGATGCAATGGTCGCTCGCAGCGATTTCTTCTAGTAGTTTCAGATCAGGACTAGCGAGATTCGACCGCCAAGGAATGGCCCCTGCGGGGACAACCGGACTGCAGCCGTCGTTGATCAAGGTCTACATCTGAACTGTCATGGCACCTGCCACCCCCCCTACTGCAACACTTCAGCGCCTTGGTCAAATCAAGGGCGCTGGTGATGACCGTGCCCTGTTCCTCAAGCTTGGAATTGCGGAGGTCATTGGAGCGATGGAGCGGAACTGCGTGTTCCGCGGAAAGCTCAAAGAGCGCAACATCAAAGGCGGCAAAAGCGCTGCCTTCCCCGTGGCCGGCAAAATGTCGGCGCGGTATCACACGCCCGGCGAACCGATCCTGGGTCAAGGCAACGAGCCCAGCGATCTGAACGAGGTGATCATCAACCTCGACGGACTGCTGATTGCCGACACCGTGATCAATGAGCTTGATGAGCTCATGAGCTTCTGGCCCGTTCGCCAGGAGTACACAAAGCAGCTCGGCCTGGCCCTGGCTTACGAGTGGGACCGCCGTGCCGCCCGTGTGATCTATGGCGCCGCCAAGAGCGCCACAGAGCCTCTGGGCCTGGCCAAGAACCAGCCTCGCACTGGTGCTGGCCTCACCCTGAGCGCCGGCTACGCCGCGGCCACGGCTCAGGCCAAGGGCGATGAGCTCGTCGACAAGATCTTTGATGCCCGTGTGGCATTGGAGAGGAAGGACGTGAGCATTGATGGGATGTATGGGGTCTTCTCTCCCGAGGAGTACTTCTACATTTCTCGGTCTAGCCGTGCAATCAACACCGACTTCAACGGTGGTGGTGGAGGCAATGGCACCATTGCCGATGGCCGCACCATGCAAGTGGCGGGCATCCCGCTGTTCATGAGCAATCATGTGACGCAGGCTGCCTATACCAATGTCACTGGAGACAAGAACACTGCCTATCAGCAGGATCTGTCCAAGTGCGTTGGCATGATCTTCTCGCGGGATTGCGCCGGTGTGCTGACCCTCAAGCAGCCCTCGCTGCAGATGACCTCTGGCGATTTCAACATCGAGTACCAGGGCACCCTGCTGCTGGCTCGCATGAGCATCGGCATGGGAACCCTGCGGCAAGAATCGGCCGTCGTGATCGAAAAGCCGTAAGCTTCAGCCGGAGAGAGGCTCCTGCACAACAGTGGAGAACGGGGAGGGCTTATGGCCCTCCTTTTTCATGACCCGTACCATGAGAAGTGCACCAGTGCATGTGTCATGGGCCTGCAGTACGAGGGGGTCACGCCAGGCAGGACCACCCTGCTGGAGGCAGTGAATGTGGCGCTGGCCTGCATTGGCGAGCAGCCGGTGAACAGCCTTGAGGGCCAGCAGGTCGGCGAAGTGTGGATGGCCCAGCAGACGCTGCTCGAGTTCCACAAGGAGGGTCAGTCGCGCGGCTGGAGCTGGAACATGGAGTACGAATACCCGTTCTCCCGCGACGAGACCACAAAGCAGATCACGATCCCTGAGAACGTGATCTCTTTCAGCCTCGATCCGTATCGGTGGAACGGACGGTTCCAGCTGCGCGGCCTGCGGGTCTACGACCGGGTAAAGCGCAGCTATCAGATCGAAGACGGCATCAGTCCACTGCACGCGGATGTGACGTGGCTGCTGGCCTGGGATGAATCGCCGGAGGTGTTCAACCGATGGATCACGATCCGCGCCGCACGGGTGTTCTCCGATCGCGTGCTCGGTTCAGACCAGGTGTTCAAGTTCACCTCACTGGATGAGCAGCAGGCCCTGGTGGAGCTCAACCGGGTGGAGTTCGATCAGCACCAGCCCAACAGCATCACCGGTGGCCGCGGCCTGAGGCCCTTCCCCACCTTCCAGGCGGGCTTTGGCCTGCTCGATCGCCGCCTGGCTGGGGGGACACACCTTGGCTGAGCTCTACAGCTACGCCATTCCGAACCTGATCCAGGGGATCAGTCAGCAGCCGGACTCGCAGCGTGATCCATCGCAGGGCGAGATCCAGATCAACGGCATGTCGAGCATTGCCGAGGGTCTGCGCAAACGGGATGGCACCAACACGCTGGCCAAGGTCAGCGACACGCAGTTCGGTGATGCGTATTTCCACTCACTGCTGCGTGACGACAACGAGGAATACCTGGCGGTGATCACCAAGACCGCCATCAAGGTCTTTGATCTGGCGGGCAACGAAAAGACGGTCAGTGCCCCTGATGGCTATGGCTATCTGTCCACCATCACCGATGCCAGGAGCCAGGTCCGGGCCACCACGATTGCGGATTACACCTGGATCCTGAACACTCTGAAGGCACCGGAGATGGATCCGACGCTGAGCCCGGCGACGCCGCGGCCGGCAACGCATGAAGCGCTGATCTGGGTGAAGGCGGCCAACTACGGCCAGAAGTACAGCGTGACGCTGAACGGCACCACGGTGGACGTGACCACCGCAACGGCGGCCGTGATCGTGGCCGGCACCACGGTGACGGAAGTGAAGATCAGCGCGGCTGAGATCGCGGAGAACATCAAGACCGGTCTCTCTGGCGTGAGCGGGGTGACGATCGATCGGTCTGGTTCGGTGCTGCATCTCAAGAGCGGCAGCGCGATGACGATCAAGGCCACGGATGCCCGGGCCAATGCCGACATCACGGC